TGGGCGGCCACCGCGCCGGTACGGGTCTGGCGACGGCCTACCAGAACTGGGCGGCCGGCCGCTCCACCCGCCAATCGGCCGACGAGCTGTTCCAGCTGGGCCTGCTCAAGCCCGGTGCCATCGAAGTCCATGAGAAGACCGGCCACCTCAAGAAGCTGTTGCCCGATGCGCTCCAAGAGGGCGACCTGTATCGCAGCAACCCGTTCGAGTACCTGATGACGCGGGTCATCCCGAAGCTCAATCCGGACGGGCAGCTCTCCGACCAGCAGGTGGTGAGCAAGATCAACGCCCTGTTCTCCGGCCGCAAGGGCGGCGACCTGTTCGCGTCGCTGTTCATGGAGCGCGCCAACATCGCCAAGCACCTGGCCGCGGCGCCGAAGGCCTACGGCGTAGAGGCGCTGTACAACCTGGCCGGCCAGAACGCCGCCGGCCAGGAAGCCGAACTGCTGGCCCGTAAATCCGATCTCTATCGCGAGCTGGGCGAGCAGTTGCTTCCGCTGTACATCGCGGGCCTGGGCAAACTGGTCGGCGTGCTGCGCGCGGTGAATACCTGGTCGCAACGTCACCCGATGCTGGCCAAGGGCATGGGGGTGGTCGCCGGTAGCGCGGGCGTGCTGCTGGCCACGGTGGGCAGCCTGATGGTCGCGCTGGGTGGCCTACTAGGGCAGTTCGCGTTGCTGCGCTACGCGATGCGACTCGGCGGGCTTCGCCTGGGCGCCCTCGGCGGCGAAGGCGGCCTGCTGTCGCGCCTGCCGATGCTTGGCCGCCTCTTCCCTTCCCTCGCCACTGGCGCCCGGACGGCGATGCTGGCGATCACTAGCGTGAGCTTGCCGGTGGCCGCCCTGATCGGCGTGGTGATCGTCGCAGCGCTCACCGTGCGTCGCTACTGGCAACCGATCTCCGCCTGGTTCGCCGGGGTGTGGGAAGGGATCGGCCAAGCGGTGGGGCCGGTGTTCGCCGACATCGGCCGCGCGCTCGCGCCGCTTAAGCCCGCCTTCGACGTGATCGTCGGTTGCCTGGTCAGCGTGTGGCGCTGGATCACGCAGCTGCTGGAGCCCATGCAGGCCACCCAGGAGCAGATGACCAGCGCCCGTGCGGCCGGCGTGTCGTTCGGGCAGCTGGTGGGCGCGGCGATCCGCGGCGTCGTGCAGGCCGCCACCTTCGGCGTGCAGATGTTCGTAGCGCTCGGCGAAGCCATCGGCACCGCGGCGGGCTGGGTGGTGGTGCATTGGGAGCCGGTCAAGGCCTGGTTCGCCGAGATGTGGCAGAGCGTGGAGAACGCCGCGCGCAAGACGCTCGACTGGATCGCTGAGAAGCTCGGCGCGGTACGCGAGCTGATCGATCGCATCCGCCACCTGGGACAGAACAGCCCCGTGACGCAACCAAGCATCACGCCTATCGACTGGATCACCGGCGATGACCAGGAGAAGGCCCGCAAGATCGCCGATGCCATCGCTCGTACACCCATGGCCGGAGGCGAGGCATCGGGTCAGGGGGCCAGCCTGGTCAGCTCCGTCCCGCGAGTGGGCGTGCGCCCGCCGAAGACCGTGGTCATGCAAGGCGACCAGGTCACCATGCACGTGGATGCCCGCGGCAACGACCCGGACGCGGTGCGCCGGCAGGTCGCGGACGCCATGGCCCGCCACGAGCGCAGCAAGCAGGTGCGCGCACGCTCCGCCTTTAGCGACGAGGATTGAGAATGGATGGGATGGTCTTGATGGCCTTCGGGCCGTTCGTGTTCGGGATGCGCACTGCGGCCTACGACGAGCTGCAACGCCAGATGCAGTTCAAGCATGCGGCCAATGCCCGGCTGGGCAAGCGCGACGCGTACCAGATCGTGAGCCCCGGCACTGAAATGCTCACGCTGTCGGGTGTCGTAGCACCGGAGGTCTCGGGCACGCTCGCCTCCATCACCCAGTTGGAGACGATGGGCAGCGAGGGGCGCGCCTACGTCCTGGTGGACGGCGCCGGCCACATCTATGGCGTGTACTTCATCGACAGCCTGCAAACCACGCAGAGCGCCATCCATAGCGACGGCACGCCGCGGAAGGTGACCTTCTCGCTCACGCTGTGCCGCAGCGACGACGAGCCCGCCGATGAGGCCAGCGACGACCTGGCCGGTGGTCCCTCGCCCGAGGCGCAGGAGCGCACTCGAGCCACCGCATGATCGTCCAGCCGACCAATCCGCTGCTGCATCCCACCTGCCAGATCACCATTGACGGCAAGGACCGCACCGCGCGGATCATGCCGCACCTGATCCAGCTGACCGTGGAGTCCCATCGCCAGGATCACGCGGACACCGTGAGCTTGAATCTGGACGATAGCCGGGGGCAGATCGCCCTGCCGCGCCGCGGCGTGGAGATGCGGGTGATGCTGGGCTTTGAAGGACTCGGCGTGTCGCTGCAGGGCACCTATCACGTGGATGAGATCGAACATAGCGGCACGCCCGACACGGTGAGCATCGTGGCGCGCAGCGCCAAGCTGACGCGGGAGCTGCGCATGCGCAAAGAACGGAGCTGGAGCCAGACCACCGTGGGGCATGTGGTGCGCGTCATTGCCGGCGAACACCAGCTCACGCCGCGCGTGGCGGCGAGCCTGAATCGGCTGCCGGTGGAGCACCTGGCGCAGACGGAATCCGATGTTGCGCTGCTGCGGCGCCTGGGCAAGATGTGGGATGCGGTGGCGACAGTGAAGGCCGGCAATCTGCTTTTCACGCCTGTCGGTGCCGCGCAGACGGCCAGCGGGAAACCGCTCGAACCATTGGTCTTGCGGCGGGCCGATGGTGACCGGCATCGCTTCCACGAAGCCGACCGGGACGCTTACACCGGGATCCGTGCACGCTGGCACGACGTGGGCGCCGGGCGCGGTCGCACGGTGCTGGCTGGCACCGCTGGACATGTGAAGTTTTTACGCGGCGATTTCGCCAGCCGGGAAGACGCACGACGTGCCGCTGAGGCGGAACTCGCGCGCGTGCGGCGTGGCGCTTCGACGTTCACCTTAGACATAGCCATCGGTCGGCCGGACCTCTATCCGGAAATGCCCGCGCGCACGCGTGGCTGGAAACCAGAGATCGACACCGTCGATTGGATCGTCGTCAAGGCGACACACAGTTTTACACCGGGCGGTGGCTATACCACGGCTGTGGAACTGGAAAGCAAAGCGACCGCCAGCGATACCGCGGCGGCCGATGAAGATGCGCCAGCGCCGAGTGAAAGCGACTTGGCTTGAGATTGCTTAGCAGGCAGGCGCTTGCTCGGAGTATCGCCATGCGCTGAATGATGCGCACCGGTCGCGCTTGTCAGCACCACGAGTATGGTGTTGCAATCGAACCTCGCCACCAAATTGCACGCGGTGCTGTTCGATGATTCGGCCGAAATGTCAGAGGTGTCTCGGGGATTTGCAGGTGGAATACACCGAAGCCGGCGAACCCTACGCGTGGTGCGCCCGATGCGGTTGGCGCGACGAACGGCCTGTCGAAGAAACCATTCCTCTTCTAGAGGACGCTCCATGGAAGTCGGAGGAATGGGATCGTCCGTGAAGGATGACGGCGCCGCCGAGCGCGGCGCCGAAGAGGATCAGGCGGAAGGATGATCCGCTAGCCATTCCGCGTATTCGGGCACCGTGCGCTTGACGTGCTGTTCCAGCCAGATCGCTTCGGCTTCGGGGCGCGCCGCATCCCAATCACCCACAAATTGAGTGAGTCGCCGCGCGGCCGGTGAGAGATTCGCGCCATCATCGACGGCTCGACGGACCACTGGCTGAGCCGCATGGCTCAAACGTTTCGGCCCGCGGCCGAACACGAGCCAGTCCATCGAGATGCCCTCCGCCGCCGCCAAGTTCGCGCAAAACGCGTAAGGCGGGCTATTGCGCTGGCGCCAGTTGCTGGGTGCGTTGCCACCGAGACCCAGTATGGCGGCGAGCTCCGCGTCGTTCTTCGCGTTGACCACCTCCCGCATACGGGAAATGACCTCGCCTGCATTTACGGCAGCCTGGCCGATAACTCGCATTGAGTGCAAACCTCTCGAAATAAGTTGCGAAACTTCGATTCGTGGGCTATCGTTCGATTTGTGTATCACTTCGGCATCGTAACCCATCGCCATGAAGAACTCCCTGGATAAGCCATGCCGGGCGTATGCGCCCCGCGCCGCCGTAAAACGAAAGCGGATCGGCGTCGGCCTGGACCCCGAGCAGTTGGCGCAATGCCAGCGATTGGCCCGGGCTGAGCGGAAAACCGACGCCGCGTATGTCCTGACGGTCTACCTCGAAGGTTTGGAAATGCGCCTTGCCCACCCCGCCGGCGCGACCGACCCTGCACATAAGTAAGCCCACAACCGGTGTACGAGGACTAAACGGATGCACTCAAATCGATGCACGATCCGCTGCCCCCACTGCCGCGAACGCGCGGTCACGATGACCTCGCGCGAACTGAGCAACCTGGTGCGGGAAATCTATTTCCAGTGCATGGGCATCGAATGCGGCCACCGCTTCGTCGCTCATCTAGGCATCGTCCGTACGCTGGTGCCCAGCATGAATCCACGCGATGACGTGGCCCTTCCCATCGTGGAGCGACGGGCCAACGACATCATCGTGGGCAGAACGCCGAGCGATGCCACACCCGCGCGCGACTGCACATCGCCCGTACCGCCGACGCCGGCCACGCATCCACCCGCGCCGCCCGCACTCCACTAACAGGGGATTACCGTGTCTTTCCTTCTCGACAGCGACCCGAAGAACACGCCGGAAGCTCGCCTTTCGGTGGCCATGGCGTTCCTTGATGCACACGCCGCCCAGCATTTGGACGAAGCACAGCTGATCACGCGCTGTACCGCGGCCGTGATGGAGCAGTTCGGTGTGAGTCAGCGCACCGCCAACCACGATGCGTTGCATGCGCTGGCCGCGACGCAAGCCCGCTACGAGCCGGCCTATGTGGACATCAACCACTCCACCAGCCACGTGGTGTACGTCACCAGCCCCCGCACCGGCCGTCTGGTCGCCTTCACCGCGAGCGAGCTGATGACCTTGGCGGATGAGCGTCGCACCACGGTGCAGGACGCCGAGTACACCACGTCGCGCTGCGGCCGTCGCGCCGACCGCTAAACCTCCGTTTCTCCCCCTTGATTCACCCACGACCGGCAGCCCACGGGCTGCCGGAACGGAGACGGCTTGCCTCATGAAAG